GTGTTCGTTACCGAATAGTGGTCTGAGTACCTTGGTGTAGAAGATACCTTTACCTGTACCAGGGACACCTTGCAGTACCCAGGCGGTCATTGCTTTTCGTTTTGTCTGGAAGATATATGCCAGCCAGTTGGTGAAGTGCTCAACCTCGAGGCTCTGTCCTCCTAAGATGTGAGTCATCAACTTGTAGATCAGGGGACAAGAGTCCGCGATCTTTGCTGCGTCACCCATGCCTAGCGATTCGTGCTCACGTTTAGATAGCATGTATTCCGTCTTACGGAACATGTTGATGTGATACGGAATGTTAGTCAGGTTAACTGCTGCGTCATTAGATGCTGGGTCGAACACGACTTTTGCATCAGGTATGTAGTCAGGTTTACTGCGACCATGTGATCTCATAAAGCCTTCGATACTGGCAGATGCGCAGGGCGTTAGCGGGAAGTCCTCACTGAATTGGTTAAGGTTAGGATCGAACACGCCGTTGTAATAAGTGTCTGTGTAGTAGTCACGCATTGCTACTGGGAAGTTAGCTCGACCTTCTTTCTCCATTTCCTCTTGATATACATCAAACAGAGACTTGTAGAAGTCAGGGTCTGCTTTCTCGATAGACCAGATGGGTTCGCCTTTGAAGTTGAACATGTAGGTCGGGTCTTCGAGCTTGAAGTAGTACGCGTTGCTGTCGCCACCATTGACGTTGCACCGTATGTACGGAGGGTTTGTATCGTCAGTGATGTGGATCGACATGCGATCTGGGTTGTCTAGGATTTCCTCTGACTTGTTATCGACAGTAGCGATAGTCAGTCGTTCTTTTTTTGCATTGAAGCCGCGCTCTTTGCGCAGTTTGTTTTTATGCTCATTGCTTTTCTGATGCACAACTTCTGGGCTGATGTTGCCCATGAGTTTTGCTAGATCGAGCGTCTCCGTAATACCGGAAACACGCACGACCCGCTCGGAGGAGGAGGCGAACGGGTCGTGGGTTCCGTCTTCAAAGGTAGGAGGAGCAATGAAGATTAGCTTTGAGTTGTCAGCTACGCTGGTGTCTAACGGATACTTTAGTGAGTGTCCGTTGCTAGACAGTTCAAGCTGTGATGAAAACAGCTGAGACTCAAAATTACAGTTCTGTAGCCACAACTTCATAGCCTTGGCAGGCATGGCGTGTGTCAACAGGATAAATATATGCAGTGAAACTTTGTCACCTTTTAAACCCAGGCTTGCTGATGCTTGTGCGATGAAGCTGCAGTCTTGCACTTCAGGTGGCAGTTCACGCATGACAGCTTTTGCTAATGTACCAACATCTTTAGCAGTAAATGTCTTAGGGTTGGTGTGACCTGGCAAAGTAATGCCATCAATATCTAACACAAGCAGGTTGGAATAACCGATACGATCGGTTTTACCTGCGCGTGATTCGTTTTGTATTGGTCGTTTTAAGTTACCTTTGAGAAGGCAGTGGCCTTGTTGTCCATGATCGCGGATAAGCTGCTCAAGCATGGATAGGCCAGCTGTGTCTGCTGGTACATTGTGTTCGTGTGATGTAACGCTTTTAACGTGTGGGTACGGGGTGAATCCGTTTTTGGGACAGTGTCGCTTACTCAGCCGCTGTCCATTGGCGGCTTCTAAAAAAGTAGTTTGCATGGCTCCTCCTACAGAGCGTTAATATTAGCATAGCTAATATTTATTTTGTAGGATTAGCGTTTTTGTCGAATACTTCCTGTCGATCAATCCTGATCTCGTTATCCGCTTCGAATGTTAGCCGGACTTGATTCCTGTCAACCTTTGAGACTGTTACTCTCGCCAGAACGCCGTCGTCATTATGAATGACAACTTTTTCCGATAATTTCCTGGTTAGCACTAAACGTGGCATAAATCATTTACTGTAACTAAGGTCGTAACCCCCTTCGGCATCAAGGGGGATGTCTTCTGCCCAACTAGGCGGTGTACACATGTGGGCAATAAGTTTGTCCATTGTAGCATCTGGATTATTAGCTTGGCTAATTAAAACTATTTCATCATGGACGGTGAGCACAACTTGTGCATCTAAAGTTGTATCTTTTTCAATACGAAGCATTGCGTCTGTAACGATAATTCGAGATAGAGCTTGCACTACGTTTTCTACGATCCTGCCGCCCCATGTTGTTTCTTTGATGCGCGTTTCGTAGGTTAACGTCCCGTCGTCGTAATCAAGGTTGTTGTAATGCAGCGCCATACCATTTGGTAGATGAATTTTGTGCTTGTCAAAATACAAGCACCCCCATTCTTCTGAAAGCGCTGGGTTTACTGTGTTTGCAAGTTTGAGTTCTAACTTGGTCCATAGATTTTGTATGCCTGGGTATGTATTACGGTATGTATTCACAACGTCTTGCGCTTCTTGTGCTGAGAATTTCATGGGTGGTCCCATTGCACCGGCTTCTAATGTTGCCTGAAACTTCTTAGCGCCCATACCATAGCCAAGACCGAGCACAGCTGTCTTACCAACGAATCGTTCTGTTGGGTGATCATGTTTATTGATTGGTGTGTCGTAGATTTTGCTAGCAAGATTGCTATAGATGTCTTCGCCATTGCGAAACTGCTGCAGCAAATCTTGTTCGTCAGCAAGCCAGGCAAGCATACGTGCTTCGATGTTAGACAAGTCAGCTACGAATACGAGTTGCCCTTTGGGGGCATACAGAGCTTTACGTAATTGTGAATTACGTGGCATGTTCTGCATGTTGATCTTTTCAGTACCACCGAATCGTCCAGTGTGTGCTGCGTAGTACCGCAGCGGGACTGAGATGGTGCCGTCATCATGGGTCGCATCGATGAATCGTTGTGCCCTGGTCTCGTTGATACGGCTTTTTACTGCTTTGCGTGCATCCCATATATACTGGTGTTCTGGGTACATCTTCTGCATTTGGGTAAACGCTTTGTCATTCTTACCTAGTGCAGGGATTGTTTTGCCGGTAGTTGGGCTGACCTTAGTGGGCGGCACGAGCCCCATGTCTTTTATGTACTGAGAGAACTGTTGGTTAGAACTTAGTACTTTGCGATCAATCCCTGATGCAGCGATTGCTGCTTTGCTGGTTGCGATTTGATCGTCACGGAACTTGATTAGTGCTTCGCGGTCCACGGTCAGCTTTGGTTCACAGAACATGCGGCAGGTCATATCGATGATGTCCATCTCTGACTGAGGCATGCGATCTACAAGCTGGTTATAAATAGCATATGTTAGGTCTACGTCCTGAATACAGTAGCCAGCGATTGCTTCTTCGAGTTCTGGGTCAAGGTCATAGATACCTTTTGCATCCGCGAGCTCTTCACCTTTACGCATTGTCGCCTCATTGGGGAAAGCGCGTATAGCACAGTCTTTTAGACGAGCTGATTGTCCAGGGAATAGCCCGCGGTTCATCGCCGCGGTATCGATATAATATTTGGGGATAACACCGTAGTACCTGGTTAGAATATAACCATCGAACGGCGTGTTGTGACATACGACGGTTGCTTCGCTCCAGTCAATGTCATGGATTGCAGCTTCTGCTTCGTCTTCGCCGTACCATTCGGTGTCATCGTGATCAATCTTGATACCTACGCCCCACACTTTGAATTTCTCGTGCCGGACGTAGTCCATCGTGGTGAGTTTGGTAAGAGACACTTTGGTGTCGTAGTATGTCTCAAAGTCGAGAGTAACAAGCATTAGAATGGGATCTCTTCGTGTTGTTGAGCGGCGTATATCTCGTCTTCATAGTTTTGGAAAGCCGCTTTGATCTCCTGGTATTTCTCGGGCATGCGAGATTTCATCCATACGGTGGCGTATGTGTGAAACTCAGGGTGGATCTGGTCGGCTTCTAGGGCTGGTATAGCTTGAAAGTAATCCGTGGTGTTCATATCTCCCTCCTGGGTGAAATATTTCTAGTACGTGCAGCTTTTTGTGGAAAGCTCTGAACTCATCATGAGTAAAGACGAACAGGTTGCGGTCAAGATCGCAGACTAAGTAAGCGGTTTTACCTAGTCTGTCTTGTATGTAGTGACCTTCTTCTACTGCGGCTTCGACATCTGTCCACGGCGTAGTCATTGAGGTTTATTAAGCTGCTCTTGAATCAAGCGGTCGATGTACCACTTGGCTTTGCGCAGGTCTTCTACAGGTTTTTTCTTATACCGGAACCTGTGAAGGTACTTCTTAACTGACCCTTCGAGGTACGCACTGAATCCGTCGCCCAGGCTGTCTTTAAGGTATTCGATGCACTCAATACTGCCTTCGTTGTAATGTGAAGGTGCGTTGACTGGGTCTTCTGGTGGTTTGTCGTAGGGATCTACGTAGGGTTTGCTGGCGATCCTGCTGTTGGATCGATCCCAATCTTGGGGGGTTGCTTGATCAATACTCATCATACTCTCCTAGTAAGAGCGAAATAGTACTACCGCTAATATATTAGTTCAACAAATATAATTGGAAGGTTGCGTAAATAAATATTGCGAGCACTGCTAGCTGTGTCGCAAACAATAACTTATTCATTTTCTGTTGATGCAACGTAGATTCGGAGTTGGCCGCGAGAAGCTAGTTCGTGAATCCTGCGGTCAATGATTGCAGTTGCGTCTTTGATTAGTTGCGAGCGATCTACGCTTTCTAGCTGTTCTTCTAACTCGTTGATCCTGTCTTCGTGGTCAGAGTAGTACTCGATCTGCGACTCAAGCTC